GGTGTAGGTGATGCGCCGCTTGCCGCTGGACAGCGCCGTGGCCGCGGCGCCAGACAGCGCCTTGTAGCTGCCGGTCACGAACGTGACGATCGCGGCACCGGCGCCGGTCTTGCTCGGTGTGGTGCTGCCGGTCCCGAGCTGCATGCCGACCGCGGCGGCAGGAGCGCCGCCCAGCCCGGCGCCGCGCTCGCCGTACACCTGGTCGCCAATCTCGGTGATCAGGTTCTCGACGATCTCGTCGAGCTTGACCTCGCCGTCGGGGCCGGTGAGCACGTAGTGCACCAGGCCCTTGATGACGGTCAGTTCCTGCGTGGGCCGGGCGAACCCGCCTGCAGCGTGCAGCGTGTCGCCCATGCGGGCGGTGGACAGGGTCACGACATGACCCCCTTCGGGGTGGCGTCCTCGCCCTTGGCGGGCTTCGACGGGGCGGGGGCCGGCGCGGAAGCAGCCTCGTCGGCGGCCCTCCACCCGGACTTGGGGTCGAGCGCCTTGACGGCGAGCTGTGCGGCGTTGAGGGAGCCGACGACCGGGCGCACCCGCTCGTCGACCTTGCCGTCTGTGACGTGCTCGTACAGCACGGTGGGTCTCCTGTGATCGGGGAGCGGGGACGCAGCGAGGCCCCGCCACTGGGGAGCGGTGGCGGGGCCTCGTGCGGGTGGCGATCAGTCGCCGTACAGCTCGATCAGGTCGGCCTTGCTGGCGGACTTGGCGTCGGCGACGGTGGCGCCGCGGCTGACCGCGTACTCCTCCCACCGCCCCTTGGTGTCGGACTTGGCCGGCTGCAGAACCGCCGAGGCGGCCTCGCCGGTCTCGTCGTTGACCTCGAGCTCGACGAGCTCGTGCCGGCGCAGCTGGCCGGCGAACACGGGAGTGAGCGGCAGCGGCAGCGTGATCACTGCGCCGCCCTCCGTGCGGAACCGGCCGACCTCGCCGGGCATCAGAACGCCCGCGGGACCCGCAGCGCCGCGATGGTGGCGTTCGCCGGGGTCTCGTAGTTGATCCACACCGACCCGTCAGCCTGTGCCACCTCGGCGGAGGTGAACGGGCCCACGTAGTGGGTGCCGATGGCGAGGACGTGCACCTGCGCCTGCGACTCCAGCGCCGGAGGGCTCACGCCCGCGGCGATGGTGAGGTCGATCTCGGCGGTCGCGACGACCACCTGCAGCAGCAGCTGCTCAGGCTTGATGCCCGCGACGCGGTGCCCGTCAGTGGTGCCGACCACGCCCGCGGGCTTGGCCAGAACGCCGTTCGGGACGAGCTGGGCGACGGTCAGATCTGTGCGTGCCATGGGTCAGTCCTCCGATCAGGTCTGCGACGCGGTGAGCATCGCGATGTGGTCGGGGCGAACGACCTTGGCGCCGTAGACGTGCAGACCCTTGACGGCGTCCGAGAACGAGCTCTCGGGGCGGTACGCCTCGGTCTTGTTGATCTGCTCCGCGTAGGAGAGCGCCGCGGAGGTGCCGGCGAGCACGGCGGAGTCGTCGCCGCCCAGGCTGGGCACCTTGTTGGAGCGCGCGATGCGCATGTTCGCGACCATGCCGACCTGGCCATTGATCGCGGCGGACTGCTCGCCGCGCGCGGACGCGTCGGTGAACCGCTGGTCGAGCAGGAGCAGCGAGTAGTACCAGGCCGGGATGATCGCCCAGCGCCCGACGTCGGGCACGTCGGCCTCGTCGAGCTTCTGCGCCAGGCGCACCAGCCCGGTGTAGGCGTCGATCTGCGCGCCGGCCGGGGCCTGCACGACCGCCGTGGCGCCGATGACGTTCGCAGCCTGCACGCCGCCGACGAACTTGGCGGAGAGGAACGTGTCGGCGGTGTCGCGCAGCCGGTACGCCGCGCGGTCCATGCCCTCGGCCATGATGCCGCCGAGTGCCTGGCGCTCGTCGACGTCGTCGACCTCGAACGCGAACATCTTGGCTTCGGTGATCAGCAGGGAGCGCTGCGCGGTGCTCAGCGGCTGCGGGGTGATCACGGTGGAGCCGGCGACGTAGTCGGAGATCTCCGGGTCGGAGATGCTCGTGATGTGCACGGTGTCGCCCGCGTTGGCGATCTCGCCCTCGTAGTCGCGGTTGACGACGCCGGGCGAGCCGTAGACGAGGTTGGTCTCAAGCGCGGTCAGCAGCCGCGCAGACCACACCTCGGGAATGAAATGGTCGACGGCCATGGCCGCCCTCCGATCGGGTCAGCCCCCGAGCAGATTCTTGAGCCGGCCATCCTTGCGCGCGGCTTCGATCTGCTTCGGGGACATCGTTTTGAGGTCAGCCCTGGTGAGCTGCCCGTTGGGCGCCTCGCCGCCGCTGCCCATGTCGGCGCTTGCGGGCGGTCGGGCGGCCTGCTGCGCCTTGAGGCGCGGGTTGGCCTTGAGCGCCTCGTCGACCGCGTCCTTGACGTCGTCGTTGAACGATGCGTCGGTCGGGTCGAGCTTCTCGAGGCGGGCGAGGAACGTGCGGGAATCGAGCAGACCGTCGACGTCAGCCCCGGCCTTGCGGGCGGCCTTCTCGGCGGCCCGTTCGGTCTTGAGCATTCGCAGCTCCGCCGCGGCGGCCTCGCGTTCGGCTACGGCCTTCTCGGCGACCGTCTGCGGGTCGTCGCTGTTGCCGGCGCCGTCGGGGTCGAGGGCCTTGCGGAACTGTTCGAGGATCTTGGCCATGCCGTCGCGCTCGGCGAGCGCGGCGTCGGCGGTGGCCTTGTTGGTCTTGCTCTGGTCTTCCCAGCGGCGGGCGCGGGCCTTCCAGTCCGCATCCGACTCGCCGGCCTTCTGCGCGGGAGCGTCGCCGTTCGGCTTGCCCTCCTGCTGGCCCTGATCGCCGGGCTTGCCCTCCTGCTGGCCCTGATCGCCGCCCTGTGGGCCGTTCTGCTGCTGGGCGTTGTCGCCGTTCGGCTTGCCCTGCTGCTGGCCCTGTGCGTCGTCCTGGCCTTCGTTCTCGCCTGCCATGTTGCGGGTCTCCCGTTCGGGATCGGTGAATCCGTGCTGTGCCCGTTCGGGCAACCCGCCACCAGGGCGGGAAGTAGGGGTGTGCGGACGCGACGAACCGCCCTCGACGCACGGTGTGCGGAGGGCAAGGGGTGGCACGGGGTCGGACTACACCGACCCCGTGCCGAGACACACGGGCTCAGCCGGTGAGGCGGAGAACTTCGTCGACGCGGCGGGAGTAGCCGCGCTGCCACATCCGGGCGAGCACGCGGTCGACGGCCGACGAGCTCGAGCCGCGCCACGGGTTCCGCCGGGGCGCGCGCTGCTTCGCGGTGTCGTAGCCGTCCCGGTAGGCCGCGGCGAGGCGGACCTCGAGGCCGGCGCCCGGGCGCAGCTCGTCCGTGTAGCGGGTGCTCACTCGAACACATCCCCGCGCTCGTTGCGCAGGCGTGACGCCTGCTGCTGATCTCCGAGCAGCATGGCACGGTGCTCGTCGAGCGTCGGCCGGCCGCGCTGGTCGAGGAATTCCTGCAGCTCGCGGGACGCGTAGCGGCGGATCTGCTCGTCGGAGCCGATGAGCAGCTGCGACTCGCCGATGCCCTTGCGCACCCCCTCGGCGTTGACCATGAACCCGTTGGTGGCGCGTTCGGCCTCGTCGTACAGCCCGTACACCTCGGCCTTCCACGACTCCCGCGACAACTCGTCGAACGACTTCCCTCGGAAGCCCTCCGCGCGCAGCTGCCCGATGGCGGCGTCGCGGCGTTGCCGTTCGATGCTGCGCCCGGTGACCCGCTCGACGGCCTCGAGCTCGTCGACGCCCTCGTCGAGTAGCCGCTCGATCTCGAGCGCGCGACGCTCGTCGGCGGCCTGGCGCACGGTGGCGCGGCGGTCCCGATCGGCGGCCCGCTTGAGGTCGCGCCGGTCGGACTCGTCGGCGAGCTTCTCGAACGCGTCGAAGTCCTCGCGGGCCAGAGCACCGTTCATTTCGCGCTCGAGCTCGGCCTGCCCCATGTCGCGCGGGGCGCGCGCCTTGCCCTGCACGCGCGGACCGCCCAGCGGATCGCCGTCGCCGACGAGGCGGCGCAGCGCGCTGTCGGGGAGGTTGCCGGCGCCAATCTGCTCGCGCTGCCGTAGCCGGCGCAGGTCCGGATTGGCCTTGAGGTGGTCCCGCATCCGCGCTTCCGCACCGCGGACACCGGTGCGGGCGTGCTTGCGGGCGCCGTCGTCCAGGGCCGCGGCCTCCCGCTGCTTCCACGCCCTGATCTGGCGTTCGATGGCGCGCTGCTGCTGCCGCGCCGCGTACTGGCCGTTGTCCCGCGCGGGCTCCGGCCGGCGGGTCACGCCCGGCGTGAACGTGGACAGCGAGCACCGGCACTGCGGGTGCAGCAGCCCAGCCGACCGGGCCTCGTTGAGGGTGGCGTCAGCCGTGGTGGTCTCGAACTGCCCGTCGATGAACGGGTGCTCGACACGCACCTCGCGGCTCGAGCCGATGGCGAGCACCTTGCCGTGCCACGGGCGGCACTTCTCGCAGCGGTCGCCGGACCCGTTCACGATGACGAGCTCCGAGCCGGCGGCGCGGGTTGCCTCGAGCTGCGCGGCGACCGCGGCCCGAGCGGACCCGGTGCGCACCGCCATCTCGACGTAGCTCGACAGCGACCAGCGCCGCCCGGCGACGTCGGTAAATCCGGTGATGCCCCGATCGGCGAACGCCCACATCGCCCGCTGCGTGGCGCTCAGGCGGGTGTCGGCGCCGACGGCCATGCGCGGCAGCACCCGCGACACAATGTCGCGGTAGGCGTCGCTGGTGGCCCGCAAGGCGGCACCGTGCGCCGGCGTGACCCGGTCCAGGACCGATGCGGCGATCTGGTCGAGCATCGCCCGGTGGGTGCGGTCGAACGCGGGCACGGTGTCGCCGAACTCGAGGCGGCCCAGCTGCCGCGCAGCTTCCTGCGCGCCCTGGTCGGCGGCCGCACTGATCGCCGCCTCGACCCGATCGCGCGCAGAGCGGTCGAGCGCGCCCAGCACCTGCGTGCTGTCGCGGCGGACCTGCAGCTGCCCCTCAATCGCACGGGTCGAGGTGGACGCGTCGGGGGCGTCGACGGTGGCGCGCACAGCACCGGTGACACGGTCGAGCAGGGCGCGTTCGGCGTCCTGGTAGACGGTGAGCACGTCCGCCTCTTCGGGGGTGGGCGTGCGCGACCGGGCCACGTCTCCACCTCCGTGTCAGTGCTGGCCCAAGCCCAGCGCGACGAGCCCGAACAGCACCACGGCGGCCGCCGTGAGCGCCCCGAGCAGCACGTAGCGGGCCTCGCGGCTCACGCCGGCACCTCGGCCTCGTCGGCGGCCGGCTCGTCGACGGTGTCGGCGAGGGCGGCGCGCTGGTCGTCGGTCTCGGTCGGCTGACCGCCTGCACCAAAGTCGAACGGTGCCGGCATCGCGGCCGCCGTCTCGTCCTTGATGAGCGCGACCTCCGCCTCGACCTGCTCCTCGTCCCAATCGGGGTGCACGAGCTGCACGAGCGTCTCGGTGGACGCCGCGGCGGCCTCCTTGAGCACCTTCGCGGTTGCGGCGAGCGTGGCCATGTCCTCGGCGACGCCGTCGGCGAACTGGACGTCGAGCCCGGCGGCCAGGTTGGGCGCGGGCCGGCCGAACGCGGCGGCGTCGACCGCG